CAACAATCATTGCAGGTGGTGGCCGTTACGAACACCACCTCTGGGATTATGCCAGTGACTCACTGATCGTCGAAGAGATGCATTGGTCAGGCCTCATTTTGAGTGTCACGACCTATGCTGTCGAACGCAAACAAGTGGGTAATAGTCGACAATTAATCCTCTTAACTCCTATTAAACGCTTCAATGGACTATTTTCATATTTCGCACGATTTTTACTGGAAGGTAAGAAGCTTGAGAGATTCAATCCTATCGTTAATGCTACTGATGGGACAAAATTTGTAAGGTTCTTTGTGCATACGCGCGAAGGTACCAAAGTTACAGTCGCAAGACCTGGCGCATTCGCCTGCGCGACAGTAACTGCTGAAAGTGACTCTTTAGTCGCTACCGTGGCACGAATGGGGACAACTAAATTGCTGTTGCCCACCACCGTGTCATGGCTCCCTAACGATACTCGTGGGGCAGCTGCAATTTTGACTGAATATCATCGCCTTGCCATTCCAACACATATTCCGACAGTTTATCCAGTGCAACTAGGGGTTCGCCCTTACCAGTATGAACCTAAAGTCTTCGACCAGGACGCAAAGTCCAAGTTGACTGGTTTTATGTCACCTTTTGTCCATGGTGCATTCGCTCCCGTTCAGAACGATGCATCAGAAAAACGCGCCCTAGAGGGCCGCATCAAAGCCTTAAAGGCCGTCGAACCAAAACCGCACTCATTCAGAGATCAATGTATCGATGAATTTGTGACTCTTTGTTTAAAAGGAATTACTTTACACCCTGTTGACATTGAGGAGGTTATCGAAAAACAAACTAGACCCGCACAGGTCTTGTCTATAATGAAAGCTTGCTTAAGTGGGGACAATCTCGCTAAACGCATGAAGCTTTTCCTGAAGGGCGAGGCCTACCCAGATATCAAGGACCCACGTATTATATCCATGTTAAATGATTCTGATAAGCTAGTCTGGTCAATGTTCTGCTTGGCGATGTCACAACATCTCAAGCAATTCGAATGGTACGGCCCAGGCAAAACACCACTTCAAATTGCCACGCGTGTCGCATTTATATGCAGCACAGCGAAGGAGTTTGTCAATCTTTCCGATTTTCATCGAATGGATGGTACCATTACTAACGCCCTCCGAATGGTGGACCGTAATATGTATATGAGGGCTTTCCCTATGTTCCGTCCACCATTGAATGAATTACTCAAACGAAATGTCGACAACAAAATCTCATTCGCTTCCGGTAACCATGGCGATCAAGGATCAGCCCATGGATCTGGACACCCTGGTACAAGTGTGGACCAAACTCTCAGAGCCGCATTCTGTAGTTACTTCGCATTCAGAAACATGCAAGTACAAGGAGGAGGAAACAAATCTCCTGCCGACGCCTTCGATGGAATCGGGCTACATTTTGGTGATGACGGAGTTGACGCTGACCTCCC